GTCAGTGATGCGGCGCTCCGAGGGGACTGAAAGGTCCCCACTCCCACACAAGGTGGTAATCGTCAGTAGACTGGTTTCTCAATGACGACCCAACACACGGTACGACTAACGAATATGTTACCAACCGGTTCCTGTACACCGGGGACGCACCCGAAGGCATCCCCCCTACAGAGACCAACGTTTAACCTCGTTAGTTTCAAGCGTGAGCACACGTTCCTTTTACAACCGTCCCTTTTCCCAGGTTCGCGGGATTTTAACCTCTGTCACAGTCTAGAGTCTGACCTTCCAAGTTTGACTCTATTCTCAAGATGGTATTATTATGCCGGTACTGAAGTACTTAGTTAGGTGGGCTATATTTATAGTCTAACGCCCGAGAGACAAGAACTCTGGCAATACTATCCACTTCCGGGATCAGTGACTCCTCTCCCCGAGAGGTAACATGACATCGCATCCTCGATGTACCACTCGCTGTAGTCTCCCAGTTACAGCTGACCGCCGCCTCCAAATTAGACGAGGCGCGGAAGATTGTCAGCACCGAGTAGTAGTGCTAACGGAGGAGGATAGAGAGGGAGGCGTGGAGAGGCGTACTCAACGATCCGTGGGCGGACAGTCAAGAACGGGTGCTCTCTGCACCAGGGCGATGTTCCATCATGAAAGATGGGTAGGTGACTCCAGCACTCAAAGAGTCTCCTTGGCCAAACAAAGGCCCACACCGTCCCGGCCCACCGGAACCTCCTAAGGAGGGTGAAAGAGGGTAGTGTTCTCCGAGACCTGAACCAGGTCTCCCGATCAAGCTTCCGTTCAAGTGGACGAACCACTCTCCCGATCCACTCATCGGTGTTCTCCCGCTGTAGTCTGGCACTAGCAGCAGTAACAACATCGTAGAACCTCCCTCTCGGGGGGCGGTCGACAATCACTTCGACCGACCTCCGAGTTCCTTTCTCTAGGATCGGGGCCCCGCCCAGGATGGCGGAGACCCGGAACCAACGCTGTCGGATCAGTTGCTTCCGTAGCCAGGGACTCAGACAGCCGAGACTGCCCGTGACTCCCCGGAGGGCTATCTCATGCCTGAGCATGACAATACACCGAAGTATATTGCGCTGGGAGAACCCAACAAGACTCCTGACTACATCCGCGAGCATCTCACCCGGTTCCGTTCGGGAAGGACGGAGAAAACCCAGGGTCGCTTTGGCCACTTTCCGGTGGCTTCGGGCGTCGTATGTTTGACTGTTCAAGTCAATCCACCGCCCACTACGACCCGTCTTTTCTCCATTAACGATGAGTCCGTATCTCGAGGTAACAGACTTCCAAACTCGGAAGAAGTCCTCATCACCACAAAAGATACAATCGTCACCGTTGAACCTGCCCTTGCGGCTCCGATCACACTCATTACGAACATCACAAGCGATGTCAAAACAGCTCTTGTTGAGGAG